TCCAGAAGATCAAGAAGCAGCAGATCAAGAAACAGATTACATCAATCACATTGTTATGGAAAAGAACAATGGGTTTGAAGTATTTTATGTATGGTTTAAAGATGCACTTCTATCTAAGAATGGATATGTAAAAGTCTATTACGAAGAAGAAGAAGATTATGATGAAGAATCATATGAAGGTCTAACAGAAGCACAATTAAATCTATTAGTATCTGATGAAAATGTTGAAATATTAGAACATGAATCATATCCTGATCCATCTGTTCAACCTATGCCAATGACACCTCCAATGGTGACAGAAGGTCCAGATGTACAACCATTAGATGGTGGTATAGAGATTGATATGCAAACGCAACAAGCGTTTATGCAACCTATGCTTCATGATGTCAAGATTAAAGTTAAAGAAATTAGTGGCAAGATTAAAGTTAAAAACGTAGCACCAGAAAATATTATGGTATCTGTTGATGCTTACGGAACTTGCTTAAATTCTGCAAGATTTGTACAACATCGTGAATTAATGTCTCCTGCTGAAATTGCTGAAACATTTGATATTTCAGAAGATGAAATTGATTCTATTATGGCAGATACTCAAGACGCATTTGAATTAGAATCTAATGCTCGTGATATTTACTCAGAGCAATATGATCGTGCAGTTGATACAAGTGAGATATTAGTTAAAGACACATATCTTAAAATTAATGATGAACGTAAACGTTACGTAGTTATTGGCAATCAAATTATTTACGAAGAAGAATGTGAATATGTACCATTTGCCTGCATTACTCCTATGTTAATGCCACACAGACATATTGGTCGTTCTTATGCAGATCTTACTAAAGACATTCAATTAGTTAAATCTACATTAATTCGTGGTCAATTAGATAATATGTACTTATCTAACAATGGTCGTTATGCTATATCAGACAGAGTAAACCTAGACGATATGCTAACCTCAAGACCAGGTGGTATTGTTCGAGTACAAGGTGAGCCAGGCACATCTATCATGCCATTACAACATGCACCATTCCCACCAATATCATTCCAGATGGTTGAGTATATGGATAGCATGAAAGAAAAACGTACTGGTGTTACTGCTTATAACCAAGGATTAGATTCTAATAGCTTAAATAAAACAGCGACAGGTGTTGCACAAATCATGTCTGCTGCTCAACAACGTTTAGAGTTAGTCGCTAGAACATTTGCAGAGACCGGTGTTAAAGATTTATTCTTACTTGTGCATCGTTTAGTTAGACAAAACCTAACTAAGCCTGATATTGTAAGAATTAGAAACAAATGGGTAGAGATTGATCCAAGAACATGGAAACATCGTAAAGACTTATCTATTTCTGTAGGTTTAGGATCAGGCAATAAAGATCAACAATTAATGCACTTAAATACTATTTTGCAAATGCAAAGAGAAGCATTACAAGTTGGTTTGACAGATCCATCTAAGATTTACAATGCATTAGCGAAGTTGACACAAAATGCAGGATTTAAAAACCCAGATGAGTTTTGGACTGATCCATCTAACAATCCAATGCCACAACAACAACCTAATCCACAAGATCAGTTGATCCAAGGGCAGTTGGCTATTGAACAACAAAAAGCACAAGGTGATATGGCTATTGCACAAGCAAAAGCACAAGCTAACCTACAACAAGAGCAACTCCGTTCACAGAATGATGTTATAATTGAACGTGAGAAGATTGCAGCTCAAGCTGAACTAGAAAGATTTAAAGCTCAGTTAAGAGCAGAAACAGATCTAGCAATCGCACAAATTAAAGCTCAAGCAGGATTAATGTAATGGCAGATAAAACCTTAAACGAAATTAAACGTGGCGAACAAGCAGAAAAGATACTTGAGAACGAAGTATACAAAGAAGCATTCAACACTGTTAAATCAAACATAATTAATGCTATGAACGTGAGTGCGTTGAGTGATGAAAGAACGCATAACCGCTTAGTCATCGCATTACAAACCTTAAATCAAATCGAGAAGTCACTTGCGGATGTTATGCAAACAGGCAAGATGGCTAAACTTCAAGTAGAAGACAGACGATTTAAAGTATTTGGGTAAGGGCAGACCCACTTTAGTAGCACATTGCCTAATTAAAAAAAGGAAACATTATGAGTGACCAACCTAATATGGAGTCACCACAAAGTCGTTTAGAAGCGATGCTTGGTGATATTCAAAATGACGTAACTATTCAAGAACAGGAACGTCAACAAGAACAACCACAAGAAGTTGAGGCAGAAGAAGAAGAGATTGCTGAAGAAGCAGTTGATGAAACAGAATCCGATGAGATTGATCCAGAGACTGAAGTTGATAATGAAGAGGACTCCGATGAGGAACAACCTATTGAGGTTATCAAACTAAAAGTTAATGGTGAAGAGATCGAGAAACCTCTTGACGAAGTAGTGGCATTAGCTCAACAAGGACTTGACTACACTAAAAAGACACAAGAAGTTGCAGAGCAACGTAAAGAATTAGAAGCTTTACAAGCACAGTTTAATGAAACAACTAAACAGTTTCAAGAACAACAGCAACTTAATAACTTGTTAATTGAAGATGTAGCAAAAGTCACGGCACTAGACCAACAACTAGCACAGTATCAAAACGTGGACTGGCAAAAGTTGTCTGATAGTGATTTCGTGGAGGCACAAAAACTTTTCTTTCAATACAATCAGTTGCAACAAGAACGCAACCAAGCAGTTTCACAGTTTGAAGCCAAACGGCAAGACGCATTAAATAGACAGCAACAGATGATTGCAAATCAAGTCGCTAAAGGTAAAGAACAGCTTTCTAAAGAAATACCTAATTGGAGTCCAGAGACCACCCAAGAAATTGTTTCTGTTGGTAAGCAATATGGATTTACTGATAACGAACTTAATGCAATTATTGATCCTCGGCACGTTAGAGTGTTGCATGATGCTATGCAATGGCGAAAATTACAAAGTAAAAATTCGGTAACAAAGAAAAAGGTCGCAAGTGCCAAACCTGTTGTGAAGCCAGGTTCAAAAGACCAAAAACGAGTAGCTAGTTCTAATGTACAAAAAATGCGTGACCAATTACGCAAAACAGGTAGTTCAGATCTAGCAAGTAAATTAATAGAAAATATGATTTAAAGGAGTTTTAATCATGGCAGTTTCAGCAACCAATACCTATACAGGTGCAGGTATCGCAGAATCGTTTGAAGACGTAATTTTCGATATTTCCCCTGAAGAAACACCATTGTTATCAATGGCTAAAAAGACCTCAGCAGGTCAAACATATCATCAATGGCAAACAGATACTTTAGCCGCAGCAGCAGCTAACGCTCAAGTTGAAGGTGATGACGCATCATACGCTACATTAGCAGCAACAACAGTTCTTGGTAACTATTGCCAAATCTCTCGTAAAACAGTGAACATTTCTAACACATACGATGTTGTTCGCAAATACGGCAGAAAATCAGAAGTAGCTTATCAGTTAATGAAAGCTGGTAAAGAACTTAAGCGTGACATGGAATACGCTTTAGTACGTAACCAAGCATCATCAGCAGGTGGAGCAGGTACAGCTAGATCATCAGCAGGTATCGAATCATGGATCTCTGGTAACAGAGTTTTAGCAACAGGTTCTGCTTCTGGTACAACACCAGGCTTTGCAGCAGGTGTAGTTGCAGCTCCAACAGATGGTACTTCAGTAACATTCATTGAAGCAGATCTTAAATCAGCTTTAGAATTAGCATGGTTAGATGGTGGAGATCCAACAACTATCCTTATGTCTTCTAAAAACAAAAAAGCATTTGCTAACTTTGCTGGTATCGCTGACAAGCAATTCCAAGTTAATGGTACAAACCAAGCAGTTGTTACTGGTGCTGCTGACGTTTATGTATCTGACTATGGTACACACACTGTTAAGTTAGATCGCTTTATGCGTGATGAAGCAGTATTATGTATTGATCCTCAATACGTTGCTGTTGCGTCTTTAAGACCTATGACAAAAGAAGAACTAGCTAAAACTGGTGATTCTACTAAGTACTTAATGACAGCAGAATACGCATTAGTGGTTAATAACCCAGATGCACATGCTAAAGTGCAAAACGTTGGTGTTTAATACTTGTATTAAAACACTCACTTGATATAATTAGGGGTAGGCAACTACCCCTTTTTATTATGGCTATATTATTTGACAAAGATCCTCTAACCGGAGTTATACAATATTTCGATTACGATCCAACAAAAGACGAAGTACAAATCACAACAGTGCAAGACACAACTGCATTGATTGAAGAATTAAAACAAAAACGCAATAATCCAGAAGCATGGTCAAAAGGTGTTAAAGAAAACTGGGTGCATTATGCAAGTATCCCACCAGTTGTTGAAATGGCGATGAAGAATAAAGGGATAGATATTTACAACAAGCATCAAACTAAAGAAGTATTAAAAGAGATTAATGAGTTTTACCCATGGTTAAAAACAACAAATAAACGACATGGATAATAACGAATTACAAAGAATACAGGTAGCAATTCAAGATCTTTTAGAGAAAGAAAGATACGAGGATGCACTACCTATTATTAATCAGGTATTAGAAACTTTACCTAATAACGCAGCAACATTAAACTTCTTAGGATATACATGGCTTATGGGTGAAAAGCCTGCCATCGCATATCAATTCTTTAGAAGAGCATTACAAGAGAATCCAGGCAACAAATCATTATGGTGTAATTTAGGTCGTGCAGCACATGATCTAGGCAACTACGAAGAAGCTATTAAATACTTCTTAAAATCAGCAGAATTAGATAACAACTATGCAATGGCATACAGTAATGGTGCTGCTAGTTTAGTGCATACATCACAATGGAAAGATGCAGAAGAATCTTGCAAACTTGCATTAGAAATAGATCCTAATGACAAGAACGCACAAATGAATTTAGCTCATGCTTACCTTGCTCAAGGACGTTGGGATGAAGGTTGGAAGCAATGGGGGTTATCACTTGGTGGTCGATTCAGAAAAGAATGGCACTATGGTGAAGAAACTCGTTGGGATGGAAGTTCTGATAAAGTATTAATTGTTTATGGTGAACAAGGTTTAGGCGATGAAATATTCTATGCCTCATGCTTACCAGATGCGATTGATATTAGTAAAAAAGTATATATAGATTGTGATCCAAGATTAGAAGGTTTATTTAAACGTAGCTTTCCAAATGCAGAAGTGCATGGCACAAGACGTGAAGAACATCCTAAATGGATAGCAGATAAGTTATTTCATCATCGTTGTGCTTTAGGTGGATTACCAGAGTTCTTTAGACATGATAACAAAGACTTTCCAGGCACATCTTACTTAGTTGCTGATCCAGAACGTAGAAAAATGTGGAGAGCATTGTTTGATTCTTGGGGTAAAAAAGTTATTGGTATCACAACACAAGGCGGTATTAAACATACTAATGAAGCCGGTCGTAAGCTAACACAAGAAGATTTACAACCATTACTAAAAAGAGATGACATTGTTCTAGTATCATTAGATTACAAAGTAGATAAACAAATAGAAGGTGTTAAATACTTTCCATTTGCTACACAATCAAAAGATTATGATGACACTGCAGCATTAATAGCAGAGTTAGATGCAGTTGTAGGTGTTAATACAACAGCTCAACACTGTGCAGCAGCATTAGGTGTAAGAACAATATGTTTAGTGCCTAGATGGCATCAATGGAGATATGCTCAAAAGAGCATGCCTTGGTATCGTAGTATGCAATTAATCTATCAAGACCATCGCCCATGGTTACAAGTTATTCAACAGGTAAACGGATGGGTCTAGGTGATTGGATCATGGCTTCTGCTACTGTTAAAGAAGTCAATGAAAAAACAGGGAAAAAGGTAGCTCTAGGTGATGGAAGTAGAGCTTATCTTGATCCTAACGTATTTGCCAATAATCCTAGAATGGCAACAGATGATAAAGAAGAAATAGAATGGGTAAAAGATTATCCTGGACATCGACCTTATATTAAAGGGCAAACACCTAATCGTAAGATAATATTTAACGATGATTTTAAACCTAAGCCAGGTGAAATATATTTATCTGATGCAGAGAAAGAATGGGCAGATGAACAA